AATATGCCAAGGGAAAAGAAACCAAAATTGAAAAAACGCCCGGACGGGCGTTATGCTTGTAGGTATCATGGTCAATGGTTTTATTCGTATGACCATGACGAATGCTTAAAACTGCGGGAAGAATTCAAGCGGGCAGAACGTGAAGGGCGTATTGCCGTCTATTTCGTGTCAGAATACGCCGAAAATTGGCTTGCAAGGACTTACCCGGACGCCAACAGGTCTACATATGAAGGGGCAAAAAGGCACGTTCAATTGCTAAAGAACGCAATAGGTTCTTTGCCCGTCACAGACGTCAAACCGTCTGACATCAAAAACATATATTCAACGCTTTACAAGGGTTTATCAAATTCATACATATTGGCAGGAAAACGGGTCATTTGCGCCGTGTTTGATTCTGCGGTTGCTGATGGCGTTATAACCGCCAACCCCGCACGGGATCGCACGGCAAAACCACACAAAGGGAAGACGGGCGGGCATAGGTCTATAACGCCACAAGAAAGGCATTGGATATTGACGCTATGCACAGACCACAGGGCGTTTCCGGCGGCAATGGCAATGTTATACGCAGGCTTGCGCCCGCAAGAAGCAAAAGCATTAAACATTGACCGTGACATTGATCTTGAAAAGAACATTGTTACAGTTCGCCAAACCGCACACATAGACCCACAGAACCGCCAAAAATACGCCCATACGGGTGCAGGAAAAACAGAACGGGCAAATAGGCAGATTCCGTTATTGCCGCCGCTTAAAGACGCAATAAAGGGCAAGCACGGGTTATTAATGACGGACACCAACGGGCAACCTGTCACCCGGACGGTTGCAAACTTCATGTGGACTTCATACAAACGCCAAATGGAAAAGGCAATAAACGGCATTGACCGCAATTGGTACGGACGGACAAAAGAACACAAAGCCATCATTGCCGCCGGGGGACGCCTGCCGCCGTGGGTCACGTTTGACGTCACCCCTTACGATTTGCGGCACAGTTTTGCAACCATGTGCCGGGATATGCACCCGCCTATTGAATTACACACAGTAATAAAATGGATGGGTCATTCTGATGCGTCTATGATAATGAAAATATATGATGAAGTCACAAGCGAACGGGACGAATCAGAAGCGCAACGCCTGCGGGAAAGTCTGACTACCGATTTGACTACCAAACCATGATTATAAATGCCACAAAATGCATTTTTTTGACGTTGCAAGAAGCAACAGAAAACCCGCAAGACCTTTGAAATGCAAGGAAATGCGGGTTTTTTATGGGGAGTGTCTGTTTCGCTTCGGCAAGGTGTTGTATATGTAGCGCAAACCGTTGAAAACAAAAGAAAAGGCGGGGCAATGCGCCCCGCTTGACTACCTTTTTGACTACGAATCATTCAATTAGTTCGTAAATATTTACGCAGAATTCATACCCGTTCTTGCGGAGTTGTTTTGCCTTCCAATCGGCAAAATCTTGCGCTTCTTCCTTTGTTTCAAATTCCCATAAATCATTGTGGCTTTTGCCGTTTTTTTCCTTCAATGCTCTAACAATGTACTTCATATCAGCTTGATCCTTTCTTCCGGGTTACGATGCCACCCGGCGGGGCGTCTTCAATCAATAAAGGAAATATGCCGCTTCACGCAACCACCCGGATTCTTCCGCACGGATGCGGTTGATTTCCCGGTCAATGCGCTTGACCTTCTGCCTGTCTTCCGTCTTGTTGCGCTTGTTCCAAAGAAGGTTCAGCCGCACAACCACGGAAACCCGGCGGGACGTTTCAGCGGGGTCGCACTTCATGTCTTTGTACATCATGCCGCCTGCCCCCTTTTCTGTTTCCACTCCCGCAGTTTGCGGGCGTTGTCCCGTTCAATCTGAATGTGTACTTTGATCCTTTCTTTCGGTGTCATCATTGCCCTTGCACCTTTCCTTTCTTCAACGCTTTGGCGTTGACTACAAGCGGCGAAACGTGCGCCGCCTGTCTGTCAGCGTCAACTCACTTCACTTCATGAACCAAAGTGCGGAAGTGAAAGCATTGAATGTTGTAGCCGCCTGCGCCGATGGTCTGAACGTGCGCCGTTCCTCTTTCACCAATAATGTTGCCGTTCAAGTCACCCTTTGCACCAACCTTCAACCCGGAAGCGTCCGTGATCTTCCCGCAAATGGCGTTTACACGTTCAATGATGAAGTCATACTTGCGGTTTGCTTCTTGCGTAAGGTCTGCATTCAGTTTCGCCGTTCCCTGTTCGTAACTGTCATAACAATCATAGGGGCGTAAATATTCCCATTCACCTTCAGTAACTTTGACCCGCTTTTTGTCCGGTCTGCCCCAACGGTTGATATATTCAACATCTTCAAACGTTCCGCACGTCTTTTTATCGTATTCGTCCTTAATAATGCGATAGGGTTTTAATGCTTCTTCATATTCATCGGTGCAATACCGATAATTGTGAAGGTTCTGAACTAACGCCTTTAGTTCGTCTTTCATCTTGTAGCAAGGTTCAAGACCCATGTTATAATAATTGAACATTCTGATTTTCCAATGATCAAGGAAATTGACGATTGCGGGAACGTTGCGACTTGCCGCCTTTTCAAGTTCGGCATTCTTCTGTTCACGGTATTTATCAAGTGAAATCCGGGTTTCAGCAATTTCCTTCCGAAGACGTTCAATATCGTCTTCAAGGTGATTAATGTCGTATTCCATCCAACGCCGCTCTTGCGCATCATTCAGCGTATCAAGAAGGTTGGTTTTCTTCTCAATCAACGCCGTCTTTTTGTTGATAGTGTTTTCCTTCTTTGAAATCTTTTCTTCTGCTTTGCTGATTCTTTCATTCAGAAACTCCATGCTTGCCATTGTGTTTACCCTTGCCTTTCCGGGGCGTTGCCCCTGTCCAAATTCGTAACCGGACAAATTCCGGGTTCGGTTTATTGTAGCATATCGTATACAGGAAAGCAAGCGTTTTGTGTAGCAAAATAGATACTTTTTTGCGCCGGAAAAAGCAAAATAAAAAAACCGCCGGGGCGAACCCGGCGGCGGTCAGATGTTTATTTTGTTTCGTACTTCAAGAACCCGGCAACGTTCACAGGCAAGCGGGCAACTTCAACCCGCCTGCGTTTCGTCCTTCCAAGGCTCTTCATATGTCATGGCTCGTTTACTGTCAGCAACCCCGGCGGTTGTTGGGTCAACAACAACGCCAAGAATGACCAACAGGGCAAACACGGCGTCAACCACGGCAAGGATTTTGCCTACAATGGTAGACAGGTCAAGTGTCACGCCAAACACGGCGCAAATTGCCTGTGCTACCAACGCCAACGCCGGAATAACGGAAATCCAAAATTGCTTGTTGCGGATGCGAACCGTCCAATTGATCAATATGTATCATCCTTTCATTAAATCATCAATGCGGGTGTGTGCCGCCTTGACAGACGCTTCAACTTCAACAACCTTCTTTGTTAGTTCTGAAACGTCTTTCTGCATTGCTTTGTTGTCAAGTTTGATTTCGTCAACGCTTGATCTGATATAAGTTATGTTGGCGTTCATTGTTGCCCGTTCTGCCGCTGATGCGCCCGTGTCCTTGTCAGCATTCTTCTTGAAGGTCATTGCCGTGAATATAAGGGCAATCAGCGGTACAGTTATTGCAACAATGGTTTCAATGGACATTTGTATTACCCCCTTTCTTCTTCCATGTATGCGCCGGGATACTGCGAAACTAACGCATTCGCTTGCGATTCGGACAAGTGCGGAACAACTACCACAAAAAGGGACGGGGTATCAAACATAAGGAATTCTGTCATCATATACCCTTTGTAATACTTCCATTTGATATAACACCAATCTTCTACATGGTCTAAAACGTCAACCGTTTCACCAATCGGCACACGTTCGACCAACTTTGAACTTTTTGACGGCGCAGACCTCATGTTGACAGTTTTGCCCGTGGGTGCATACACAACGGCGGTTTCCGTGGGTTCCGGCGGCGGTTCCGGCGGGTCATCGTATTCGACCCACGGAAGTTCAGCTTGCCACGTCCAACCCTTTATTGATGTGTCCTTCTTTGCCGTTGGACTTGTCATATGCGTTATTTCAAGCGGGTCAATATTCGTTACCGTGCCAATATGCGTGAAATTG